ATGGAACATCGGTAGTTTTTGGTTTTGGCCAAAAGGATGCAGCCCGATTCGATCTAAAAGGTGTTAAGAAAGATGGAACTCCGAGTTATCTTCAATCTTATGACAAGAATCAAGACAAACTTCAAGATTTTTTAAAACACGCATATCTAATAATCCTTCCGCATTTCTCAGCTAAGATTGACGGCAAGGAGTTAGACGGAACCACAATTCGACAGATGTTGGGTCAAGATTCAAGTAAAGAGACTTTCACTAAAATTTTTGGTTGGTATGATCCGAAGGTGAGCCAGATGTTGACCAGCAAGTTTAAAGAAACCACTCCAACCTTAAGTGAATCAAATCAATTGACTGAAGGTGGGCATTTGTTTGGTTCAGACCCTATAGCCCAGCAAAACATAAAATCAACAGCCTTGGCATATCTCAACGAAATGCGTAGATTGTTTCCGAAGAAAGCAAATGTGTTTAGCTACGAACAAAAGAATATGCTTGGTTCTGCTTTCAAGAAGGATTCTGCTTCAGGAGACATTGATGTAGCATTCTCCGCTACAGAGTTTTACAAAGGAAACATCACTGATTGGAATCTCAACCCAGCTGAAGTAGAAGAGAAAACTAAGTTACTTCTCAGTAGAGCTATCAATTATAAGAAAGCAATAAAATCTGGAGACAAGAAGAGCGCTGACTATTACGCATTTCTAAAACAACAAGAAGCTACTAATATTTTAATTTCCGAATACATAAACGCCCACAGTGACCTTATCGTAAGTAAACCAGAAGAAGCTAACGGAAACATGATTATGACAGCAATGCCACAATTTGGGCCTGATGGGGAACAGATTCCGGGAAACAATGGACTGCCGTTGATGGCTCAGGTTGACTTAAATGTTGGAAATTTGGACTGGCTTAGGTTCTCATCATTCTCTGCCGACTATCGTAGGAACGTAGCAGACATTTCAGATGAACTCAAGTCTGTCTATGGTTCTTTCGATAAACTCAAGCACAAGTCGGAGATTAAGGGGGCCCACCGCACTCAGTTGATGTTAGCTATCTTCTCTTCACTGGATTTATCTTTTTCTCACCAAGATGGTGTAAAGGATAAGGCAACCGGAAAAATTATTGCTAATGACCCAACCAGCGCACTCTCGGTATTAAACTCTCGCTTAAATCTTGGTGGAAAATTAACCCGAGACATCATCGACAATTACCACTTGCTGCACAAATTTATAAAGGAAAATCTTCCAGAGGATGTTTATCATAAAATTATTGACATTTTCTTGAAGTCACGCATGGAAAGTCAGAGACTCGACATCCCTTCTGATTTGATAGATTATTGGGTGGCAAACAAAGAAAGATTAGGGTTAACGGGAAAATTCAATCCAAATGTTCAAGGTTTAACCGAAAGCGGTGTGGCCGGCGGACATCGCATTAGCAAGACTTCAGTTGCCAACACAGTCGAAGATTATATGAAGAAAGTCATAGAACCAAAGTTTGGCAAAATTGACCACAAGATTGCTGGAAGTTATAATCTCGGAACTAAATCTGATCACGGTGATGTGGACTTGATACTCAATTTAAAATCAGACGATAAAGACAAAGCTAAGGCTGAATTGGCAGCGTATCTCAGCAGTCAGCCAGATAATATAATTATTCCGTTTACAAGCGAAAAATATAAAGGTCGCAAACTCTATAAGTCGGGAGAAATTATTTCAATTCTATACCCAATCGTCGGACAACCAAATGAATTCGTTCAAATCGACAATATCATCTCAGTCAACGAACAAGAACAAGCTTTCAAGTTTGAGTTCTTGAAGTTGCCAGCTGAAAATCAAGGTCTGATTCTTGGGTTGGTCAAGACAGCATTAATTGACGATTCTCAATTGTTAAAAGATGTTATTGGAAAATATGGACAAATTCAACCAAATCAAGAATATGAGTATAACTTGAGCAGTGATTCCTTGACCTTGAGGTTAATAACCTATGACCCAGAATTATTAAAGACTGGAAAGTTTTCCGAAACGGACCGAACGGTTGTTTACAAAACTACCAATTGGACCGAAATTAAGAAAATTCTCAACCGATACAACCTCGATACCAGCTTCGACAACCTTCTCCAACAAATAAAAACCAAAGCATCAGACCGTTCTAAAAAAAGAATAGTCGGTGTGTTTAAATCGATGATAACCACAAAAAGTGGAGAACAAGGAACACCCAAGGGTGATAATAAAGAACTAGCAAGAAAAAAAGTAGATTCTATCTTGGGTTGAGACGAATGTTGGGATTAACGTATATATATGATTACACCAACATATGAAACACGGAAAAAATACATCGAATATAGAAATGGTCAAGAACTACTTGGACGGCACCCGTCCTTTTGTTCAAGTCGGATATAAAGGCATCGAAGACGTTACTCCCAAGGAAATTGGAGAGATTTGGACGGATTCCGCTGGAAAAACTTGGAAGCAGACGAATTACGGTAAATCATCCCATACACCTGTTATGGATATGATTCGTAAAGAAACTAATGTTCATTGCTCGGACTGTAAGAAGGAAATTCGTTGGGGAACTAAACAAGACGAAAAGATGTTTGCAAAAACAGGTAGATGTCTTGATTGTTTATCCATCTACGAAACGCAGTTGAAGCTCACTGGAAAGTGGGCTGCATATGAACAAAAGAAACTTTTTGAGAATGAGTTGTCTTATATCGATGATGTAAGAGCCAAAATTAAAGATGGCCTGGATTATACCAAGGCAAATCACACCCTCACCTTTGTAAATTCAAATGGATTGGTTGAAGAATGGGATGACAATCGCCGTGACGAACTTCTCAAATCTCTGCGAAAGGATCATATCCGAGCTCTGAAAGAAATGAAGAGATTAAAGAAAGAAATCTCTTCACTTGATTTGGTTTTAAATAACAATTGAGGTAATTGTGGCTGAATCTACCACAAAGAACCTAAAAGCTGTGATGGCGGCGGAGTATTCCAAATGCGCCGCTGATCCACTATACTTTATGAAAAAGTATGTGAAGATCCAACATCCCACGCGTGGAACGTTACCATTCTTGACATGGGCTTTTCAGGATAAAACTCTAAAAGATTTCGTAATACATAACAAAAACTTGGTTTTAAAGTCCAGACAGATGGGAATCACAACTCTCGTCTCAGCATATGCTCTGTGGCTAATGACGTTTCACTCGGACAAGGAAATTTTGTGTCTTTCTATCACACAAGAAACATCAAAAGCTATTGTTACAAAGGTTCGTTTTGGCAATGACAATCTTCCGTCTTGGTTAAAAGTAAAGGCTGTAACCGATAATCAACTGTCATTGAAACTAGCGAACGGTTCTCAAATTAAAGCAGCGTCATCAGCGGGAACAGCCGGACGTTCTTCTGCTCTATCTCTTCTAATCATTGACGAAGCTGCTTTCATCGATGGCGTTGAAGAAATTTGGTTGTCCGTTCAATCTACCTTATCAACCGGAGGTAAGGCAATCATTCTCTCAACACCAAATGGTGTTGGTAATTTCTTCCATCGGATGTGGATTGAATCCGAACAAGGTATTGACGAAATTAATCATTTTAATCGAATCAGTTTACCGTGGCACCTTCATCCCGAACGTGACCAGGCATGGAGAGACGCTCAGACTAAATTGTTGGGTGACCGCGGCGCTTCTCAAGAATGTGACTGCACATTTTCAACCTCCGGTAATACAGTCATTGAAATTCCGGTATTGGAATGGTATTTAGAAACCCATGTCAGAGAACCTAGGGAAAAGCGAGGAATTGATAAAGGATATTGGATATGGGAATACCCAGCACCTGGCAAAGATTATATGGTGGTTGCGGACGTTGCTAGGGGAGATGCTGCGGACTTTTCCGCTGCACAAATCATCGACATCGAATCGATGGAGCAAATAGCAGAATATAAAGGAAAGCTTCCTACATTAGACTATGCCAGAGCCTTGATGACGATGGCAACCGAATATAACAACTCCGTTCTTGTTGTTGAAAATGCCAATGTTGGTTGGGCCGTTATTCAAGAAATCATCGACAAAACCTATCCAAACTTATTTTATAGCTCAGCTGATTTGCAATATGTAGATGTTGAAAATCAAATGACCAATAAAATTAACAGTGAAGAAAAGAAAATGAAGCCAGGTTTCACAACATCTCCAAAAACTAGACCCTTGGTTATTTCAAAAATGGAGAGTTACATTAGAAATAAAGAATTTCTCATTCACTCGTCCAGACTGATTGAAGAGTTGAAGGTTTTCATTTGGAAATCGAATGGCGTGACATCTAAGGCAGAAGCAATGACCGGCTATAACGATGACTTAGTTATGAGTGCTGGTATCGCTATGTGGATTCGTGATGTTGCATTGAGGCTCCGCGGTGAAAGAAATGAAATGACACGAACTCTTTTGAGCAAAATAGGCTCTACTGCAACCGACGAATCAAAAAAGCCAAATACACGAAACGTTATTATGGGTGGAAATATCTACGGTGTTCAAAACGATCCTTGGAAGATGAACATGGGCAATCAATATGGAGCCAAAGAGGATTTGCGTTGGTTACTGTGACAAAAGAAGTCATAGGACAATATTTATAATCAGCGGACTCATATATATCATCATAACCTATGGCTGAACGAATTTTTTTTATATACTCAATAACCAATATCAAAAATGGTAAAAGATATATTGGCAGCACCGTGTCTACAACCGATAAATGGAAAAAACACCGTTGGGAACTGAATAAGGGAATTCATGCCAACCCACATCTTCAAAAATCGTGGAAAAAGTATGGAAAAGAAACATTTTTATTTGAAAAAATTGATACATCATTCGGAACTAAAGAAGACAAACAAAAATTGGAAGACTTTTATATTGATAAATTTGAGTCAAAAAATGAAAATTTTGGATATAACATCAATTCCGCTAACTTAACTGCGAACGTGATGTCCGACGAGCAAAAAATGAAAATTTCAAAGGCTACGAAAGGTGTCCCGAAGAATTATAAAAAAATCGTTCAGTATGATGTTGTTTCCGGAAAATTCATAAAAGAATGGAATACGATGTTCGATATAAAACAGTTCTTTGGGCAAGCTGGATATTTACAGTGTTGCAAACGAAATCCATCGTTTAAATCAGTAAAAGGATTCGGTTGGGCGTTTAAAGACGAATATTTTTCTAAAACTGAAGATGATTGGTCGATTCCTGGTTACAAGCCCCATTTCAAAACAACAACTAACAGAAGACCAATTTTTGGAACAAACCTGAAGACTGGAGAAACACTGTATTTTCCCACGATAACAGAGGGTGCTCGTCATTTCGATTGTTCCTCTGGATTTTTACAGAGAGCGGTTCAATTCCAGGGAACCAGAGGAAGAAAGAGCTACAAGGGACATTCATGGAAATACGCAGATGTGGAGAATTAATTTATGGCAGAACAAAAAGATCTATTCACAAGACTAAAAAAATTATTTTCTACCGACGTTATCGTTAGAACTGTTGGTGGCAAACAATTAAAAGTTGTCGATACGGATGAAGTTCAATACGCAACCGATAAAAATAGTCTTCGTGATCGTTTTAATCGTCTCCGCAGTTCCACTTACAATCTTCACAACCGCGACATGTCATTGTCATATCAATCGGCTCGATTGGAGCTGTTCCGTGACTATGACGTAATGGATATGGATCCAATCCTAAGTAGCGCTCTCGACATTTACGCTGACGAATCTCTCGTTCCTTCTGAATTTGGTAAGGTTCTTACCATTAGTTCCAGTGACGAAAATATCAAAAAGATTTTGGAGAACTTGTTCTATGACGTTTTGAATATTGAGTTCAATCTTTGGTCATGGGTTCGTAATATGTGTAAGTATGGTGACTTCTTTTTGAAGTTAGAACTGTCTCCGGAGTATGGAGTCTATGTGGTAAAGCCACTCAGTGCTTATGAAATCACACGTATCGAAGGTTCCGACCCCAAGAATATCAATTATGTAAAGTATCAGCACGATGGTCTCGGCGGTGGCGGTGAGTATGAAAACTTTGAAATCGCACACTTTCGTTTAATTTCGGACAGTAACTTCCTTCCATATGGAAAATCAATGCTAGAAGGCGCACGTCGTGTGTGGAAGCAATTGAGTCTGATGGAAGACGCTATGTTGATTCATCGTATCATGCGCGCTCCCGAAAAGCGTATTTTCAAGATCGACGTAGGAAATATTCCTCCTGGAGAAATTGACGCGTTCATGAAAAAAATCATGGACCAAATGAAGAAGATTCCATACATCGATGAACGCACCGGTGATTACAATCTTCGATTCAATCTAAATAACATGGTGGAAGATTTTTATCTTCCCGTCCGTGGTGGTGATAACGGAAGCCAGATTGACACACTTCCCGGAATGGAATTCACAGGAACAGAGGACATCGAATACATCAAAAATAAGATGATGGCCGCGCTTAAGATTCCAAAGGCATTCTTGGGTTACGAAGAGGGTATTTCTGGAAAGGCAACTTTAGCAGCTGAAGACGTTCGTTTCTCGAGAACAATTGGGCGTATTCAACGTATCATTGTTTCCGAATTAACCAAGATTGCAATCGTCCACCTTTACATTCAAGGTTATACTGATGCAAGCTTGGTTGATTTTGAACTCGAATTGGCCAATCCTTCTACCATCTTTGAGCAAGAGAAGTTGGCTATTTGGCAAGATAAGGTTACATTGGCTAAGGATATGGCTGAGGCTAAGATGTTTAGTCGTGATTGGATTTATAAAAACGTATGGAATCTTTCCAGAGACGACATTGAAGAAGTTGAAGAAGCTATCGTCAAGGACCAGAAGGAAGCGTGGAGATTGGAACAAATTTCAACAGATGGTAATGACCCGGCCCGAAGTGGTCAGGCTATTGACGGAGATGGAAAGCCACAAGATATGGATGGAAGTGGTGGAGGCGACGCACCGGATGCTGGTGGAGCTGAATCACCGCCGGATGGCGCCGCTGGTTTACCTGAGTTGAAGGAGATGGCTGGTGTTGTTGATGAAGAAAAAGAACGAGACCAAACAGGAAACAAAGAAAAATACTCAACAACACAGGTAAAACTTCGTGGTGAAGACCCACTCGGAAGACTGGCTAATAAAGAAAAGCCAACATCAAATCCAATCACCCATAAATTCCGTGGGGGTTCTCCTTTATCTCTCGACGAAGAGTTAAAACGTTTAAAAGAGAGACTTTCTACAAAATTTTCGAAAGAAACAAAGACAGTAATTACGGAAGACAAGTCAATCTTGGATGAAGGCAACATCATCCAAGACGATAAAGCATCGTAATTATTCGGTTTTTATCACATTGTAACATATTTATATGTAAGATTTCTATGGCCCCAATTAAAAAAATGAAACACTCGAAATATCGTAATAGTGGCATACTATTTGAGCTACTCGTTAGGCAAGTCACTGCCGACATTTTAAATGGGTCAGAGGACTCAAAAGCTAACTCGATTCTCCGAAAGTATTTTTCAGAATCCACCGATCTGGGCAAGGAAAACCGATTGTATCGTATTATCTTTGAAGAGAAAGTAAAAGATACCCCTCACGCCGATCGACTCCTAGAAACAGTCATTCGCGCTCGAAAGAAACTTAATGAATCAGCTTTGGCTAAACAGAAGTATGACCTAATCAGTGAAATTCGATCAACTTATCCAATTGATGATTTTCTCAAGGGTTCAATTGGAAATTACAAGTTGTTGGCATCCATTTATAAGATTTTTGAAAAAACTGTAACAAGTGTGGTTTGTGACCCACGAGAAATCTATAGTGCCAGAAATTGTATCGTTGAAAGTATGGTAGCTGAGAAGACTCCGACCAGATTGATTTCGGAAGAGGAAAAGAAAGACCTCATCAAAGTATACCAACAACAGAATGAAGAGGTTCGTCTATTGGCTTACAAAATACTCGTCGATTCATTTAACGAAAAGTATAAAAATCTTAATAACCGTCAGAAGGTTCTAATTCGTGAGTATATCAATAACATCAGCAATACAAACTCACTACGTCAGTATATCAATTTAGAAATTCCCGTTGTCCGTAAGAGAATTGTGGAATTGAAGCAGGTTGTAAACAACGAAGTTATCAAAATTAAGCTTGACGAAACGGTGAATCAGTTGGATAAAATTTCAAAGGGAACGTTGGTTAAGGAAAATCACGTTATGGCTCTTCTCCTTTCATACGAACTCATCAAAGAGTTAGAAACAATCAAAGAATAATATGTCTGATTTAAAAAACCTTATCCGCGAAATTGCTCAAGAAATTCTCGACGAAATGACAGGAACCGGAGCGGTTGCTGGTTATCAGACTCCTTTTGCTTTTTCGGGAAAAGGTGATGGAGAGAAGAAGAAACTAGCAGCTCGTTCAATTCCCGGTGGGCAGGTAGTTGGAGAAGAAATTACAGATGACGTTGAAGTTGGCGACGCTTTACCAACCATCCGTCGTGGTTTAAACGAAAATAACCAAATGACAAGCTCTCCTGCGATGCAAGTTGGTATGAAGTCAGGAATGACAGAAAAAGAAATTCTTTCTCAGGCATATGACAATCTATTTGCGGTTAACATGAAAGTAACCAATGGAGATAAACGCAGAGCCAAAGTTCGAACACAGAATCGTATGTGGTATATGGATGATGGAGATTATTGTATCGATGTTTTATCAGATTATCAGACGAAATTTGGACCAATCAAATACGATAAACAGCCAGTATCCGAAGGACGATACGCTAATTTTAAGAGTAGCAATGTGATGAAGAATCACGCAAAGGTGTCGTATGGATTACGTGAAGCAAAGAAAGTCCTCAGTGAAGTTGAATTTTTGGTTGGTATCTGTGAACGTTTAAAGCTTGAAACCAATGTTGACCAATCTCAACTTTGGAAGAGAAGCAAACAGGACATCAAAGAAGTTCACAGTCGTCTAAAAAACATTGCGAAGAAAATCAACCGTATTGCTCAATAATTTATGAAACTATCAACCATCGCCCGTGGCATTTTAAACGAAGACGCACCAATGTCTCCAGCCCAAGCTCCTGCTACGGCCACTCCAGCATCTACTGAAAAGTTTTACGATGTTCTCAACGATTTTCAAGGTTTTGAAACCATTGTTGATAAGCAAACTGAGACAGCTAAGAAGAATTTGGAATCATCTCTGTCAAAGAATCTCCTCAACAAGACTGCTACATTCCGCGCTTCTAAGGGAGCTGTCGGTCAGGTTGAAAAGGATTATACAATTACTGTCACCGGAGTTGGTGTATCTCAATTGAAGGACGAATATTTCATTGTTCTCAGAGATAAAGAAAAGAAAGATTACTTTGTTAATACAGGATTTAAAATAAAGGTATCGGATGCTACGGAAGATACATCGTCCTCATCGACGGATTCCCCTCAAGCTTCCGCTGTAGCGCCTGAACAAGGAAAGGGTAACTCCAGAAACGTTGGAGGTATTGTTTACCCACAAAATATGGGACTTGGTTCCAATAAAAACACCGTATCACCATGAACGATTCAAGACAATTACTCGTAGATTTCATTCCATTTGAAATCACCCCACAAATGCTTAGTGAGGCTATCAGCGCTGGCGCTGGTAAATTTACATTGAAGGGTATTTTACAGAAGGCTGGACAGAAGAATCATAACGGCCGTGTCTATCCTAAACACGTTTTACAGCGCGAGGTAGAAAAGTATACTCAGATTATTAAAGAACGCCGTGCTTTAGGTGAACTAGACCATCCAGATTCATCCGTAATCAATTTAAAGAACGTTTCACACAATGTCGTGGAATGTCACTGGGAAGGAGATGACGTTGTTGGAACTATCGAAGTCCTAACCACCCCATCTGGAAACATCGCTCGTGAATTAGTCAGAAACAACGTCCGACTTGGTATTTCAAGTCGTGGTCTTGGCTCGGTTCGTCAGATGGCAGAGAACACTGTTGAAGTTCAAGACGACTTCGAACTACTCTGCTTCGACCTCGTTTCCTCTCCGTCTACCCGCGGTGCTTACATGAATTTGAATGAGTCAGTTGACCACTCAAAGAAACTCTTAGGTGGAACGGACAATAAAGCAATCGACAAGTATCTAAACATCGAAAACATCATTCGTGACATTCTTTCGGAAACACGTTGATATTTATTACAATGAGCAACTATAAAGACAATCCACTTTTCAAGCAACTCCTTACCGAAATTTCAAGTAAGGCAACCATTGGTCGCACAGATTTAAGCTGGGGCTCCCTAACGGAAGCAAAGAAAAGAAAAACCCTAAAAAATGAGGCCAAGAATGAACCTAAGCAACCTGAAGAATTGGATAAAGAACCTGTTTCACAAGACGCCCCAACAGAACCCTCTGCCGATGCCGGAAGTGACGCGGGTGGCGAAACCCCAGCTGCTGGTGTCGGAGCCGCTGCCGCTCCAAGTCCAGCCCCAGAAAAAACCCAAGCCCCAGAAAAAACCCAAGCCCCAAAAGCGTCCGCCCCTCAAGATTCGGGCGAAGAAGTTGACAAAGCTAAAGAGGATGCGTTAACCGCTCAAGCGGAACTTGAAAAGGCGAAGGCTGAAAAGGATCAGGCGGAAAAAGACCTCGAAAAAGAATCCTACATTCACCTTGTTTCAGAAGGTGGAGTGAGTTTCCTTCTTGGTAAACTTCTCAGTCACGCTTTTCAGACCAACACGATTGATTCTCTTGCAACTGAAATGATTCAGAAACTAAAAATTCAAAATCAAGAGGAATACAAGTTATTTTCAGATGAAATGATTCCTTTCAAGAACCTTCCTGGTGTAGCAGATTTGTTAACATCGATGTCAGGAATGGTCGGAAAACAGTCGGCTCAATAATATTTACATTAAAGGATTACAATGAACAGCATGAAATTAAGAAATCTCGTCGAAGGCTTTGCAAACAAGCCAGAGTGGACAACCGAAGAAAAGAAGACCGCCCTCGGTCTCATTGGTAAATACAATGAATATGGTAAGGCCCTCCGTCGTGAACACAACCTCATGGAGATTGCTCAGACTCTCAGCGAAATCGCTCAGTCTGCTGAAAAGTTCACCATGAATGAAGCTGACGATTGGTTTGATAAGGCAACGGTAAGTCGTAACATGAAAGAGTTATCAACTTATAGTCAAAATTTTCAAAAATTGGCTCGTGAGAGCTACGTTGTAGAACAACGCATGGAAGCCTTGTTTGAGGACATGGGCCGAGTTCTCGACCGCTACTTTTCTATTAATGAAGATTCTGTCACACCCAAAAACGGTGCAGAAGAAAAGATTGATCCTGAAAACAATAAATAATTAAAATTAGCCGGATTAATTTCCGGTTAATTTTTGATCCATAAACTTTATGAGGATACGAGAATGATACTGACAAATGAAACAGAAAAAAATTTTGGATATAAACCAGATGAGGTAGGAAAATTTTCAAAAAACAAATTACTGATTGAGTGTGATAATTGTAAGGTGGTGTTTGATAAAACCTCCTGTCAAATAAACATGTGTAGAAGAAATTCAAAATCACAAACAGATATATGTAATAAAATCGAATGTTTAAATTGGAAAAGAAACAATACTATGATGAATAGATTCGGAGTAAAAAATGCTGGTCAATCGAATTTGCTTAGAGAGAAAGTAAAGAATACCTGTCTTAGAAAGTTTGGAACAGAAAATGCAATGGATTCAAAAATAGTTCAACAAATGTCTAAAGATGGATGTATGAAGAAATTTGGTGTAGAAAACCCATTTCAATCAAATATAATAAAAGACAAAATAAAAAAATCAATGCTTGCTAAATATGGCGTAGAATATTCGTCTCAAATAGAATCATCAAAAAATAAAAAAAAGAAAACCTTTGAAACAAAGTGGGGAGGGTGTGGACGTGGTTCTCCAGAAATAATGAAAAAAATAACTAAGACGATAGTAGAACGTAATGGTGGTTTTGGATACGGCTCTAGCATCACTTCTAAAAAAATAAAATTGACAAATTTAAATAAATTTGGAACCGAATATCCATCCCAATCAAGTGAAGTAAAAAACAAAACGATGGCGTCCCATAAAGCTAAATATGGATGCCACTATTTTCAAACCTCAGAATTCAAAGCCATCAGAAAGATTACAAATGTGGAAAAATATGGACAAGAAAATCCAATTTTAGAATTCAGCAGACTCTCCCGTGGAAGAATTTCAAAATTTCAAAAATCTGTGTATGCGTATGTGTTGTCAAACGATCCACAATCAGAAATGGAAAAAGAAATAAACGAAAACATTTCATCGGATATATACATTCCATCTAAAAATAAAATAATAGAATGTTACGGAGATTACTGGCATTGTAATCCATTGAAATATAAGCCATCGTTTTATCACAAAAACTTAAAAATGACGGCAAAAGAAATTTGGTATCGAGACGAAATGAGAATTTTAGAAATCAAAAAAGCCGGATATGATGTAGAAATATTGTGGGAAAAAGATTGGAATAACAAAAAGCGTCCAACCATTTGATTGTGTATATACGGAGATTTTTACGAAATTCACAGAAAAACCACGTTTTTCCGTTTTGTTTTTCTATTTATAAATTACAAAATGCGCTAACTGTTTAGTGCGAGTGCCAGTAAACCACTTTTGAGGCTTTAATAGCTTCACCTTAAACAAGGAACACTAAACTATGTCAGAACTATTAAAAGCAGCCATTGCCGACGCGAAAGCAGTCCGAGCAACCGCTCTTGCAAACGCTAAGGCAGCACTTGAAGAGGCTTTCACCCCAAAACTTCAATCCATGTTGTCCGCAAAGCTTCAGCAAGAAATCAATGACGACGAAGCTGAACAAGCTCCTGTCGCTCCAGCTACTGAACCAGCATTAGATGCAGCTCCAGCAGCTCTCCCACATGATGACGCCGCACAAGACGCCGCACAGGCTCCTCTCGACGTTGTTCCTCCAGCACCAGATGCTGAAGCCGCTCCTCTCGCACCAGTTGTTGGTGACGAAGAAGAATCCCTCGAAGAATATCAACCACTTGGTTCAGGAAATCCTGATTCAGTGGATCAGAATCAAGTCGGTCTATTTGAAGATGAGAAGTCAAATTCTCTATCAAAGTCCCCAGCGGGTGCTAAGACCAAGGACGAATTGGGTAAGTCAAAGGTTGTCCCAGCTTCCAAGAAGACTGGTGAAGATACACCAAATGGCGAACCAAAAGAAAAGACATTGGGTAAGGTAACTGTCAAGCGTGAAGTTTCTTCCGCTCCAAAAGACCCACAAGGTGCTTCTAACGAAGTTTCTAAGGGAATGAAGAAGACAGATACCGGAACATCCGCTCTAACAGAAGTTGATGACGTTGAAATCGATGACGCATCACTAGACGAAATTCTAAAAGAACTTGAAGACGAAGTAAATCTCGCTCAAGCAGGTCAAGTTGCTGAACCAGCACTTGGCACATCTCCAACCGCTCCAGCGGCTATCGCACCAAGTGCACAAATGGAAGTTGCTCCAGCAGCTCCAGCACCAATGGCCCCAGCTCCTGCCGGAATGGAAGACGAAGAAATCAACCTCGACGAACTCCTCGAGTCAGACGATAAAGACGCTGATGACAAGGATGACGATAAGGATGATAAGAAAGAAGACAAGGAAGACCGTGGTAACAAGGCTCCTTGGATGAAAGAAAACATTTCCTTGAAGGCGGAGTTAGCAGAATACCGTAGCACAGTAACATATCTACGGGACCGCATCAATGAAGTCAACCTGCTCAACGCAAAGTTGTTGTATACGAACAAGTTGTTCAAGTCCAACAGCATGACCAATGAGCAGAAACTCCGTGTAATCGAATCCTTTGACCTTACGAAATCGGTTCGTGAAGCCAAGCTCGTTTACGCTACGTTGTCTGAGTCGTTAAATTTCGGTGTCAAGACCGTGAAGCCAACTTCGTCCACGAAGACCTCCACAGTTAAGAGCATCACCGAAGGCCTCGCATCGAAACCAGTTGCATCAACCAAACCGACGAAACCAGCAGGACTCTTGACGGAAGGTGCCGAAATGGCATCCCGCTTCCAGAAGCTCGCCGGAATCAAAACAAAGTAACGCTCAGTATTAACTCCTAATAAGGAACAAAATTATGTCAAACATTAAAGCACTATTAAGTGAGACGGCGAACCCAATGGTTCAGCTAATGGCTCAGACCCGCAGCCTCGTCAGTAAGTGGGAAAAGACTGGACTCCTCGAAGGTGTCAAGTCCGATATGGATAAGTCGCACATGTCGATTCTCCTCGAGAATCAGGCTAAGCAGCTCATCGATGAAGCAACGCGCACAGGCACGACTTCAAACTCCGAACAGTGGGCCGGCGTAGCTCTCCCATTGGTTCGTCGTGTGTTCGCAGAAATCGCAGCTAAGGAATTCGTTTCGGTTCAACCAATGAATCTTCCTTCCGGTCTCGTGTTCTATCTAGACTTCAAGTATGGCACATCCCAACAGGGTAAGCCTAGCTTCAATGCCGCATCCTTGTTCGGTGGAACAGGAACAAAGCTCGGTTCAACCGACTCCGCAACCAACGGTCTTTATGGCCCAGGTCGTTTCGGTTATACCATCAACGATAACATTACCTCTGCTATCGGCGTAGCTTTCTCTACCGCATCGTTCTCACAGGTAAACTTCGAACCAACACTCAGTCAGTCCGTCGTTCTCAACCGTATCTACACAGCTACAGTTGATATGACAGGAACATCGTTCGACGCTAACGGCGCTCGTGCATTCACCTTCGCTTCAGCATCCGCTGCAACGATTGTTGACTTCTATCCAGCATACACATCTGTATCTGGTAACAGCATTACCTTCTTGGTATCTGGTTCCGCATTCCAAACATCCTCGACCTGCGTCGTTGGCTACCACAAGCAGCCAGCTGATACATCCCGTGGTGACTTCGAAGATGCAGGAACTTCCGCTGCAGCTGGCACCTCCGGTCTAAACGCCGACATTGGTATCCCAGAAGTTAACTTGGAACTCAAGTCCGAAGCTATCGTAGCTAAGACACGTAAGTTGAAGGCTGTATGGACACCTGAACTTGCACAAGACTTGAACGCCTACCACTCAATCGATGCAGAAGCAGAATTGACGGCTCTCTTGTCCGAATATGTCTCAATGGAAATCGACCTCGAAATCCTTGACATGTTGGTAACATCGGCCCCATCAGTTACAACAGAATTCTGGTCAGCACGTGTTGGCGCTGAATTCGATCTCACAACTCGCACATTCATCGATACGGCCACAAACCGCACCGCATATGTGAAGAGCACATGGTTCCAGACTCTTGGTAACAAGATTCAGAAGGTATCTAACAAGATTCACCAGTTGACCCTCCGTGGTGGAGCAAACTTCTTGGTATGTTCGCCAGATGTGGCTACAATCATTGAGTCCATCCCTGGTTTCACAACCAACACAGATGGCGACCAGGCAAAGTTCGCAATGGGCGTGGCAAAGGTCGGAGCTCTCTCCAACCGCTGGACTGTCTACAAGAACCCATACATGACGGACAACGTTATGTTGGTCGGTTTCCGTGGAAATAACTTCCTCGAGACCGGAGCAGTATACGCACCATACATCCCATTGATTCAGACACCATTGGTGTATGACCCAGTGAACTTCACCCCACGTCGCGGAGTAATGACCCGTTACGCGAAGAAGATGCTTCGCCCAGAGTTTTATGGAAAAATCATCATCGGAAACTTGGACCAGGTCTAATCAACTTGAGTTCATAACTCCTTAAACAGTTATAACGAATTTGGGGTGAACGAAAGTTCACCCCTTTTTCATGCCAAAATTAAAACACTAGACTTTTAATGGTTTCTGAGTTATATGTATATCCATGAAAATAAAGCAAACAGTAAAATGCGGAGTGTGTGGGGTAGAATGTTCTTCTCTTGGATTATCATCTCATCTTAGATACAAACATGATGGTATGTTAGTGGAGAATCACATTTCCAAATTTGGGGATTTCAGAGTCAATGTAAAAAAAGCGAACCAACTAAAAATGGGAAAGCCATTGCATAGTTGCCTCATATGCAATGATAGTGTCAAATACACTGCAACTGCCCTATCGTTTCACTTGAAAAAGAAGCACAACACAAGAAAAGATGATTATATACTAACCAATCTACTGAGCAATATTCAACCAACCTGTAAATGTGGGTGTGGGAAAATTACCAAGATAAATTCTTACTCTTTCCCACAGACAACCGAATATGTATCTGGTCATAATAAATCGACACTTGGTTTCAAATTTTCCGAAGACAGTAGAAAAAAAATGTCAGAGTCTGCCATTGGAATACGTAACAGA